GATCAAAAGATCAACAGCCTTCCAACGCTTTTTGCAATCAAAATAGAACGCGAATCTCCGCTGCTCTGACTCAACTTGTTACCTACTCTACCGTTACCACAACCGCAACCCCGAAATCATGGACCCCAACGTCCCTATTGCTCAACCCAATGGCCCCGCTATCCCAAACGTTGCCGCTGCCGCTGCTAACCCTCCTCCACCGATTCAACCGGCCCCTCCCGCCCCAGGTGCTGTCCAACAAGCCCCTGCCCCTGCTCCCCGCCGCAATCGCTTACCCCACGGTCCTGTGCCCACATCTTCCCGCACCGCCGTAACCTCCGCTCCTGCTTTGCTCGAGCTCGCTGCCGCAACTCCTATGTACACGGAACAACGCCGTGCTACAAACTTCTTTGTCCCTGACTCTCAGATGCTCTTCCATGTGCTGAGTATTTGTGACCAAATGATGAACTCTACTGAACGATTTCTTCGTTCTTCTCCTGCCTGGATGCCCATTGTCTCACAGCTCTACATTTCAGTTCTCTGGAATGTCATGATTCTCAATGTTTTTGTCAACTCTGGCTATGGCTCCGCCTTTTCTTCGTTCCTATCTGAACTTTATGGCGTCCTCCGGATCGACGAATGCATGATCCCCGGACCACTCGTCCCCTTCTTCCAAGCTTTGGCCGCCGTCAATGGCCCCTTTGACTGGATTGGAGACATCGTCCCCGGTCTCCCCAACTTCTCTGCGCTTTGGAATGAAGCTGGTTTCTATGCCAACAGCAATTATGCTAGGCAAGTACCCATCCCCGCCCTTATCTTGGACCAACTCCACTACTTCTCACAGTATGCCATCCCTGCTAACCAGCAGTCAACTTACGCTACTTTCGAATGGTACAGGAACGTTTTCCAACAAGGCCTCGGTGCCATGAACCGCCTCAATCGAATTGGCCCACAACTTTGTGGCTCCCTATTCACCACCCAAGCTGAGTACGATGCCGCCCGCAACTTCTGGAATGCTAGTCTGAACACTGGTATCACCAGAGCTAATGCCGCAGAAGGCCAACCCGCCTTCAACAACTATCGCCAACTTTTTGGTTTTGAATCCCAATTAGGCGCCCTCCAACTGAACTGGTTCACTAGTGTCTCTATCGCTATGAACAAGTATACTCAGTTCTTCAACGGCTCCGTCCCTCTCAAATCCATCCTCCCAACCGGAATTGGCGCTGTTGTCATCGCTGGCTCACCTGTCAACAATCCTAGTACTCGTACTTGGATTTACCCTCCTGACACCTCAATCGAGCCATTTACAACTACACGCTACCCACCACGCCGTGAAATACCCGACGCTATGGCCATACAATTTGCTCATTCAGACCATGAATTAGAAGAGCAAGCTGAACAATATGCCATGCTCACCCACACCAACATCAAATGGCATGCGAACCTCACCGCCCAGAACAACTGGACTGCCATCACTGCTGACGGGCTCTATCTTGGTGATTATTGGAACATGATGCCTTACAGGTTTTTTGCTCCACTTCACTACAAGGCCCAATTTGCCCAAATCATCGCCTCTCGCTACCACCAACAGGCCGCGAACCGCGCCGAATAGGCTTCGACCAACAACAAAATTCATCGTGCAAAAATTTTTTCCGCTCCCGCGGGCTATTTGATCAGAAAGGATTTTTTTTGTTTTATCAATTTAACAATTCTTTACCTTTTTTTTTTTTGCAAGCACTTCAAGGGCCGTTTTTTTTTAAGGTTAATTTTTTTGAAAATGGGAAAAAAAAAAAAAAAAAAAGGAAAAAAAAAAAAAAAAAAAAAAAAAAAAAAAAACAAAAAAAATAAAAAAACTGCC